GTGTTTGACTCGCTGATCGGCACATGCCGTCTGAACAATGTAGAGCCAGAAAAATGGCTGCGTTACGTCATTGAGCATATCCAGGACTGGCCGGCAAATCGGGTACGCGTTCTGTTGCCCTGGAAAGTTGATCTGAGCACTCAGTAAATAGTAAGACGGTTCTGGCGAGCCGCTTACGTCCATTCTCAGCAGCGTGGTGACATCAAATTCCGTACTCTCGTTTTCCCCCGTTTCCAGCGCCTCATCCAGTAACAGTTCAATGGACTCAATCAGCGTCTGCAGGCACTGGGAATAATACTGCTGCTCCAGCGCCTCCACATTGTCACTGGAAGGCGGTTGTCCCACGCCAATCTTGTAGGCCGGGACACGGAACACCGAACAGACAATTTCAGCGGTCATCTTCAGTTGTTCCACCGTCTGCGCATCCACCGGTGAAAACGTCGTGGGGTTGTATTTTGCCCCGTTGCTCAGAATGGCCGTTTTCCCCGCATTTTCGCCTGTATACCCGCTGTCCCAGTTGCTCTTCAGTTTTTTCGCATTTTCTTCCGTAATACTGCCGGGGATCTCAATCACCCCGGACGGCCTGCCGCCATTTCTGAAAAAAGACGTCGAATTTTCCTGAATATGATGCCCCTGCGTGGCCGCCAGCCCGGCGGCATACACCGGCGGCAACCCTATAAGCGGATGAAAAAAACAGTTAAACCGATCGTGGATCACTTCCCGGGCAGGCACCGTCACCGCCTCAGTGATCCCACAGTTCCGGTCCGGCGTGATGCGGTAGAACACCTCGCCGTCATCCGCCACCAGAGGTTCAACCCGGTTCCAGTCCAGAATACGCAGTTCTTTGATCTGCCCCCGGGCATTACGGATTTTCAGCACCACCGTATTGCCGTGACGCAGTTTGGCGTTCAGCCACAGTTCAAAAAACTGAATGCGGTTCTGCTGCGCATTGGGGCGACGACAGAGGCGGGCAATATCCCCCCGGCGCGTTTCCCTGCGTATCCCATGCGCATCCGTCTGCATAAGACGCAGCCGCATTTTGGCGATATCCTGGGATATCAGCGAAATACATGCAAACACCGCATGAAAGGAGAGGACGGCTTCAGGATCGGCTTTCACGCCCTGCTGCCAGGCGCCGGAAAAGGGCTCAGCCACCGCCTGAAACAGGCTGGTCCAGCCCGCCTCTCTTACGTCACGTCCTGATTTCTGGTTTTTTCGGGTTCGCCGTAAAAGGTTCCACATTCGCCATGCTCCGCATCACGTTTCTTTTTCTGACCTGCCGGACGTCGCACCGTGATGTACTCCGCCTTTCCCAGGCGAACCAGCACCTCCGCACACGGCTGTGCCACATCACGGATATCCCCGGCCCGGGCATCATGCGTGCCCTGCAGATATCGGATCTTTGCCATAACCTGTTACGGGAGGCACACGCCTCCCGTCCTCCTTATCAGACTCAGCCGCCGGACGCACTGCCATAGTTCACTCCGGTGATCACCGCCACCGCCGCGGTACGGCGACGACGCCAGTTGATCCAGCGCTCCGCACGGATGGCCACGCTACCTGTCTGGAACATGGAAACCAGCTCCACCGGCGACGGCGTGGTACTGTCGCCGGTCGGCTCAGACTGCATTTCCAGTGATGCCTCGCGGGACATATCCACTGCCACGCCGCCGTCATCCGCCAGATAAATATCCGGGGCATTCACCAGCACCAGCTGGTCACCCACATACTGGGAGACAATCACCGGCAGCCCCTGGAAGGAGCCACCCAGCAGGGTCATGTCCGGGTATTCTTTCTGACCCAGCGCATTTTTACGCATGGACAGCGCCAGAGCATTGGTGCTGGACATCAGCCAGACCGCACCGGTGGGCTGCAGGTTTGCTGCCACAAACTGTCCAAACGCCGCCTCTGCATCCGCATCCGGGTTACCGCTTGATGCCGTGCCCTTCACATCATGGGTGATGGACGCCGGGGAGACATCTGCCACCGCCGCTTTTTTCGGGTCCACAAAGTCTGTATCCAGACGCGCCACCACCGCTTCCGCCAGCGCATTACGGACCAGTGCATCAGCAGCCGGACTGGAAAAACGGATCAATTCTTCCGTCAGTACCGCAATGGCCGACACCTTAGCATGACTGAAGGTGATGGATTCAAAATCAAACTTCGTCAGGGGTTTTGCCTTACCCTCACCCACCCAGCCGGCAGCACCGCCCGACACCTGGGCGTGCACACGGATATTGAACGGCACCTGACGAAGTGCAGGGATCCCGCCCTGACCAAATCGCCCGATAATGGTCTGAGGACGCAGGTAATCAATAAAGTCCTGTGCGTATTCCTGATATTCAGACAGGCTGCCTGCCCACTGCGGATCCGTGGTGGTCCCCGCGCCCACTGCCGATTTCAGGACATGATGCAGACGACTGTCATCCGGATACTGACGACGGGCCACTTCCAGGGCTTCAGAGCGGACACCTTTAGCCGCAGCCAGCGATTTGGCAAAACGTGCGAAACCAATCCCCTTATCCAGTTTCTGCTCCACACGGATCACCGGCGCAGAAGCCACCGCGGCCACATTCCCGTTACCGGCCTGTTTCACCGGCTGCGCCGTGGCGGCCTTACCGGCTTCCAGTTCACGCAGGCGCTTCAGGTGCGCATCCACCTGACGTATTTCCGCTGCGGTGTTGTCGTAATGCTCTTCCTCCTCCACATCCAGCGTGCGCCCTTCCTCTGCGGCTTTGGTCATGACCTCCTCAAGGGAGGCTGCCAGTGCTGCACGCTTGTTTTCAAAACTTTTAATCTGTTCGCCAATATTCATTATGGTCTTTTCCTTATGAAAAACGGTTGTTGACTGTGCCGCAGCGCCGGCAGAAGATGCGATTTTCACCACCGGTTTCCGGTTGCCGGACGCGGCAGAAAACTGGCGGTCGTAAGATTTAATGGTCCGGATGGTGCATTCCGCATTCGCGGGCACGGTGACGGCAGACACCTCCATCAGCTCCCAGCGCAGAAAATGCAGTCCACCTCCGTCCAGAAAGGTGTATTCATGAGGACGGAAGCCCACGGACAGCCCCCTGACCAGCCCGGTCTTAATGGCCGCCCAGGCCTCATCCAGCCTGGCAGCCAGTTGCGATGGCATATCCGGCACGGGCTTCGCCAGTGTTGCCGTGATTTCCAGCCCTTCGCTGACCCGGCGCACCGTACACTGCCCCACCGGGCGGGAATGGTCATGCTGCCAGAGAAACGGGATCGCACTGCCAAACTCCGCGCCCTCCGGCTCCAGGATGTCACCATCCCGATCCGGAGAAGGCGTTGACGCAATCCCGGTGATCACCCGCTCATCCTCACTGAAGGATTTCACCGTCAGCAGGGAGCAGGCCCGTTTAAGAGTCACATCAGCCTCCTGAAAATAAAAAAACCGCCGCAGCGGTCCATGATGGTTACAGGGTGAACAGGGTTATATGAAAAAAACCGCATATTCTTTCTTTTTCGGCTCCGGATTCAGGGACATCAGGGATACCGCATTGAAGAGCGCCATCAGCGGGTCAATTTTCCCCCGTCCGCTGGCCTGTTTGGTAATAAGGATGGCGTTACCTTTAGGCTCCACCCGGGCATTGCCAACGCACCAGGCCATCAGTGGCTGACCACCATGCACCAGCACTCCCTCAGCCAGTTTGCGCTCGGTGGTTTTTATGGCCCCGCCCAGCTTCCAGCCCTGGCTTATCCCCACAACAATTCCGTCGGGGATCCCGGCTTCCACCAGTGAATCCAGAATCTGCCCCACACCTGACGGGTCAATACCGATATGCTCCAGTAACTCAGCCTCATGAATACGACGCACATACTCCGCCACTTCCGCCGTGTCATCCCCGACCCGACGGACAATCGTCATGTCTCCACAGGCCACAAAATCCTGAAACCGGGATGCCTCACTCTTCCGTCTGACCACCGCGGTTTCATGCGCCCAGGCATGGCCCCAGCCCAGCCATTCGCGGGTTTCCCTGTCACGGCCAATCACGTACATTCCCAGCAGATCATCCAGGCCCCCGCCGTCAATCCCCACCGTCACCACATCAGCGCGCTGCAGGATATCGTCCAGGCTGACGCGCCTGCCCTGCTGCTCCCAGAAATCCGCACCCGCCCAGCGGTCAGAACGCAGGGCAAGACCAATTTCCACATTGGCATGTTTTGACATGAAGCCACGAAATGCTTCCTCACCAGCCTCCCGGGCTTTACGGTACTCCCGGTACAGAAAAGCCTCATCCACCGAATAACCGAGATTCGGATTGACCATGGCGAGGTTTTCCATCAGCAGGTGCTCACCGCGCTCCACCATCTCCGGCGGATGCTCAAATATCACCGGCAGAAAGTGCGGATCATGAATTTTGCCGTCACGGACATCCCGGGCGTACTGCAGTTTCTGTCTGAACACCCCGGCTGGCGGCTCATTCGACTGGGTGGTCGTATACACCACAAACCCTTCCGGGCGGGAGGCAAGGCCGCCTATGGCTTCACGTAACATGTCCTCCGCTTTGTACTGCTTGCCAAATAACCACAGTTCATCAATCAGCGTCCCCACGGACTTGATACCGGATACCGTATTCGGATCGGCAGCCACCACCTTAAGGGTGGTGTCCGTCACCCTGTGGGTGATGGTCCGGATATGTGTCTGCACCTGGCAGAGGTCATCCAGATCATCGTCCCGTCGTACCATATCCCGCGCAGGATTAAAGGCGTTAGCCGCCACCTCCACGGTCGGGGCCAGAATGGTGTAGCCCGCCGCCTGCCGCCAGTTCAGTAACAGCGCCGTCATCATGATCCCGGCAGCCAGCGTGGACTTGCTGTTTTTCTTGGGGATAAGGATAAAAACTTCCTTGATATGGCGTACACCGGTCTGCGCATCGTAGGAGCCAAACAGGGCCGCCACCAGGTCAAACACCCACTGTGCGCAGGACTCCCCGAACGTCGGGCTGCCCGGTGCATCCACAATCCGCAGTTGTTTAAAAATCGCCAGTGCATGTGCAGCCTGATCCGGATAAATCGGGGCCGGAATAATCGACAGCCCCTTTTTCAGGCGCTCTGCCCAGTCCGGGCAGGCCGTGCTCCACACAGGTATCATCCGTTGCCCTCATTATCATTATTCACCACCAGTCGGGGTGGTGGTGGCACCGCAAAACGGTTAGCCGCTTTTTTCGCCGCGTCACCTTTTGCCGATTTTTTACCGGCATCCCCTTTTTTGTGGTGCGTGAACTGCGCCAGCTTATAAGCCGCATCCAGCGCCAGCCTGGGGTCGGTATTAATGTTCTCCACCAGAAGACGCCCCATCGCTTTCACCGGATCGGGAAGACCGTCCTCCATATACTCAATACCAGGAGATATCACCACGGGCGGTGGCATCTCCGGATTTGTTTCGTCCGGCTGTGGTATTGCAGCCGCCTCACGGCGACGGGGTTTATCCTCCTGCTCTGATTTTTTCTGCCGGTAAACAGGAACCTCATCCACCTCCACCGTCTCGCACTGTTTACGGGCTATAAACGCAAGCACCTCCGGATCTTTTGCCAGCTGCGAGCCTTTAACCCTGGCTGTCTTCGCCGAATAACCGGCGGCAATGGCTGACGCTGTTTTGTTTTTCCCGGACATGAGCGCCAGCGCAAATTTTCGTTTTTGCGTTGTCAGCACAGCCTCCTCCCGGGTCCAGAACGCACTCAGCCGGGTATGGTTCAGCCCATTTTTCCCGGCGTCTCATGCCGCAAATGTTAACTGCTGCCTGGTTAACATTTGCTGAAAAAGCCAGTTAACATTTTTTCCGCGCAACAAACTGAATAATAAAGATAAAAACCGCAAAAATGCCCGGACAGCCAGTTAACATGTTAACTGCCCTGAAACGGGAATTTTTTCTCTGCGTGAGAGGGGGCGCGGTGTCCGGAGCGATCGTTTTTTACGCCGAATGATACCCCCCCCCGGTCGGGTTACAGTCCGATGATGTCGTCCGCTCTGCCACTACCTCCGGACACCTCCGGCAGCGTCGGGTCCGGCATACCACCCGCCGCTTCACGAGCAGACTTTTGTCGATGGCATTCGGTACAGAGCGTCCAGAGATTCGTCTCCTCATTACCACCACCGAACTGAAGTGCAATTCGGTGATCGAGTTCACTGTCACAGAGGTCAACCACACGACCACAGAGACAGCACTGCCCGGCATCCCTGAGCCAGATATGACGCTTGAGGGAAACACGTGCACTGCCACTGACACGACGCTGTTCACCCTTCAGAATATTCACCCGTCGGGTATTCAGTGTTTTGATTCTGCTCTGGAGTGTACGAAGCTCAGCCATGTAAAATCCCCGTCATATGGCAATCAGTAAAGGAAATAAATATGTCATCGAAAAACCGGACCCGCAGAACCACAACCCGCAATATCCGTTTCCCCAATCACATGATTGAACAGATCAACATCGCCCTTGAGCATAAAGGGTCCGGTAACTTTTCAGCGTGGGTTATTGAAGCCTGCCGGAGAAGGCTGGCAACAGATGCAACGCACCTGCGCCCGGCCAGCATGACAAATAACGAGAAATGAACGTTCGGTTACAGGAGCAGGTACCCACTGTCCTCCAACAATATTTCATCTTCATATCCGACGGAACAAGACTTACCCTGCCGGGATGTACAGAATAACAACAGAGTGATAATTAATTTCTGATGAAATAATCAGGGTGCAGAAGGACTAAAGATAAACGATTTCTTCACGCCTTTACGCGGCCTGTCCTTCTCAAATCGCCATTTTGCCATCGCCTTTACAACCTGCTCATCAAACAGATGGTGCGGCTCTGAACGGATAAACTCAATTCGGGTGACAGTACCATCAGCACCAATATCAAACTTCACATCAACCCGTCCCTTTATATAATTTGCCGCTGCATAGGCCGGATATTGTGGTAATGCCTTAACCAACTGTCGGGGCATATCTGTTTTATGTTGCGTACAGCCCATAACCAGAGAAGACAACAAAATAATTAACGGAAGATTTCTTTTCATTTTCATTCCCGGCACAGATAAGAATAAGTCTTATTCTAACAATGCCACCCTGTCGGCCATCAATCCTCTGCTTAATGGCAACGACAATTATCCGACTTAAATCACAAATCAGACACATGACATAACAGGTCATGCGAGGTAACACATCGTCCGGTTTCTTCCACCATCGCACCGGACCAGCGACCATGAGGGGACAACGCCGCGCTCCGTTAACGCGGTAAACCCCGGTGTGTATCGTTTTTGATTATCCCCGCACACTCGCGCAGAGGAGTCTCCCTGTCGGGCTGCGGTCTCTGTTAATGAGGGAATACAGCGACGATACGGCGCATGGCTATGTCAGGCTGAAATGCCTTTATCCGTTAAAAAGGATATCAATTAAGTTATCCCGTGTAGGGTATAAGCCATTATCAAAGCCACTCTGTAGGGAATGGCTTTTGTAATAACTACTGTTCGCTTAGCTTCTGCTTCAGCAAGTAACCTTCGAGCATCCAGATTTTGTTTACAGCATTTTGCCGGGCAATCTTCCGACCAATTTCTGCATCAAAGTTTTCCGGGCTTGCACAGGCACTCTCTCCGGTGACGGTGAAGCCATTCTTCAGCACCAGTACGCAGAAAGTGAGCAACTTCAATGGTGATAAATCACGATCGCCTTCTTCTGGTTTTTCCCTGCCACAATATTCGTTGCTGGAAATGGCACCATTTAATCCATCATAAGCAGTAAAGTAATGCTCGCTTTTAATCACGTCTTCGATGTGCTGCGGGGTGATTCGCGGTGCCGTTTTGCCTTTCTCAACGATTTCTTTTTCGATTTGCTGGTCGTTCATAATTATGACCCTGTGGAGTGGTTGCTTGATTAGGATGTCTTTCCATCAGTCCGCCACCACAAAGAATCTTTTTTGCCATAAGGCAGGAGGTTCATCTTTCAGTGGCTGCCAGTGTTATTTCCCCACTTACTGGCTTGGGTTGTTTCGCGGTACTGCCGTTAATTGATGAGTCCGGGGATTACGGTTTGCCCGTGCTGTTCAAGGCGTTCAATTCTAGCCAGCAGCTGTGGCTTCTTAATTTTGCCCCAGCGATTTAGCAGGCGACCTGACATGCTGGCAACATCCTTCTCTTTCATGTACTCCAGCATTACGGCATTTCTCTCTTCTTCAAATTGACGATGACCAACCTGAAGCATGGCGTACATCCAGTTAAATGCGTTGATGTAAGCAATTTTGATACGCATTGCTTCTTTTTTGGTGTAGGACATAACCAAAAGCATCAATCCATCCTTGCGGAGACGGTAGAATTTTTGCGGCTTACCATTCTGTAACTCATTGTTTTTATAGCAAAGCTCAAAGTTGAGCTTTGTATCAAACTCAGGAGGGCAAGCTTCTATGGTTCGCTCAATGTCACGAACTACGTTCTTAGGCAGCTTTCCAAATGCTTTTGCCACCATAAAAGAATCTGTAACCGGCTCGTTGTTTGCCACAAAAATCAGATCTCGGAAATCGATGCCGTTAACGATAGTTGGATAATTCATCAGTGCTCACCTTTTAGTGATGAACCTTGTCACACAGGATTCCGGCCCACAGAAAGGCACCGATCACCAAACCGGCATCCTCAAGGGTCATCCTGAAAGGTTCTGTGTTCATAAGTCGCGCGTGTGAAGCGCGTTTACTGCGGACATAAAAAAGCCCCGCATCGCGAGGCTCATTAAATTGACTTTGTGATTTGCAAAAAAATTATTTCAGGCATTGCGTCCTGATGTATTCCTGCAGGTAGTTAACCTGCGCGGTTATCTTGTCGATTCCACTTCTGAGACGGTAATAATTGAGTTCAGCATCTGCTGTAAGTCCTGGGCTTTCTCCATCGCCCATGCTGCTGGCTCCGGTCGTTGACTTTGCACAGGTGGCGGCGACTTGCAGGCGCTTACGACCAGCAGAAACATCAGCACGGAGACTTTCGATAGTCGCATTAGCATCAGCAAGCTCCTTTGTGTATCTGGCGTCAAGTTCTGCTACATCACGTTGCCGCTTCTGCATATCTGCGATGATGGATGTGGCTTTATCGCGCTGCTCTTTGTAGGCGATGGCGTTATCACGGTAATGATTCAGCCCCAGACTAAGCGCACCACAGGCCACCAGCAGGACAATAATCACCACACACAGAACACGGTTCATCTCTCTTTCACTCCACCAGTCCCGATAACGTCAGGACTCGCCAGGCGGTGGAAAAGAAAATGGCAACCAGCATGACTAAAAATGGAATGCCGACGATTACACAGAGGATCTTCGCCAGCGTTATGAGTTTATCCGATATCATTAGCCACCACTCCATCAATCCGCCTTTGTTATTTTCCCTTTGCCTGTATCAGCCAGGACAAAATCAATCAGCAGATTCGCTTCGTTTATCAATGTGCGGATTTTTGATACATGCGCGGCTTTAACCTGTTTCCACTCATTCAGCCCGGTAGCAAACACACTGGCAATGTTTTTATCCCGTTTCATGTCAGCACAAGCCTGATTGAGTTCTTCCATCACACTCATTCGACGGGGATTAACGACAAAACCCTTCGTCCAGTATTCATAGAGAACATCGTCGCACTCTTCCTGATACTGGATCACCTTGTCTCGGATTTTGAGCTTAACCTTATTTGGGCTGATAGTCTGAAGCCAGCCAGCAAGTTTACGTAAAGCCAGGCAGATAACAGGGCGACGTTGGGTATCACCTGGTAGCTGAATGGTCATTTCGACCATGCAGCTATTAAACCGTTGTTTTAACTTGCGATACTGAGTTTTCCAGTCCAGCCCCATCCCTTCAACGATCGGTTTCATTGGAACATACGGTTCGCCATTATGGTTAACCACATAAAGAGAATCGCCGTGAAACGGCAGGGTCATCATATTCATCGGTTATTTCCTTTTAGTGATGAACCCTGCGCACAGGAATAACCAGCCCAAAGAGGGTTAACCAGACCACTGCCGGTTATCCACCAGGGCTCATCCTGAAAGGTTCTTTGGTTTATTTACGCTTGTGCGAAGCGCAGAAATGACAAAGACACCATTACGGTGCCTCTGCGTAAAACAATCTTCCTGACTTTATTCACTTGCATTTTGCCAGTTCGCAGGATTTCGTGTTATCTGCCCGCGTGAGCAAGCGTCATTTATCAGCAAAATATTCTGCTTATCTGTCGATTCCCCAGCACGCCAGCGCGCTCTCCTGGTCACGACGGGATACCTGACCATAACAGTTATTTGAGCGAATACGGCAGTCCCTGCCACCGTCCTTAATCCACCAGCGAATCGCTTCGCAGGCACCTTTTCGATCTCCTGCATTAATTCGTTTATAAAACGTCGACGGGAAACACTTACCGGGGCCAATGTTATACGGGCAGAATGACGCGATCCCCGCTTTCTGGGGTTCAGTCAGTGGCACTTTGATGTTTTTCTCCACCCATGCCAGCGCCTTATCACGCTCAATGGCGTTAACCCGGTCGCATTTCCCCTTCGACAGCTTCATGCCAAGAATAACAGGCTTACCATCCACCCGGGTGGCTCCACGGCAGATGGTCCAGATACCCGCGCCATCACGGTATGCCGTGGTGTGGTTGCCTTCTTTTTCATCCAGAAACTGGTCGAGGATTTCAGGCGCAGAAGCCCCTGCGGCAATCAGCGCCAGAACGGCAGCCGACAGGCCGTATTTGATTTTTGTGTTCATGGATATATTAAATATTCAGCCGCTGTCCCAGGCCCACTAAATACGCACTTTCAGATAAGTCAGTCCGGGATGAAGCCAGTAAGCCGGCACTTTTTTAAAAGGCGGATTATCAAAATCACGAAGAAGTGCCTCCCGCACAACTGAATCCTTGTCCGCACCACTGGCCAGCGCTTCAATCTCAGCGGCTACCTGCAGATACCCCATGCAACGACCAATGCGCTGCATCAGCCCCTGTTTTTTATTGTTCTTCAGGTAATCAATGGCAAATTCAATGAGCGTCTCACTGTGCTGGTGCGATGGCAGTGTTACTTTTCCATTTTCTGATATGGTGATTTTCCCGTCATCACCGGATACAACAAAGGATGGCCGGTTACACTCCCATTCCAGCTCACTGAAATTATCATTATGAATACTGAAACACTCTGCGAGATTTCTGCTCATCACTTTCCGACAATAATCGTCAAACGCAGCAAACTGCTCATCGCGGCGTTTTTTTTCATCTTCAGAAGGCATCAGCACCGACAGCTTTTTATTCAGTTCAGCAATTTCATTTTCCAGACGACTGAAGCGCTGATTCATTTCTTCATGGTTCATCACCTACTCTCCCCGTGCCGCCTTACGACGGTCTTCTTTAATCTTGAAATACAGGTTCGTCAGATATGTCAGCAGCCCAAACAGCAGACTCCCCAGCACGCCTATTGCCGCCCACTGAGACGGGGAAACCCTGTCCAGCAACTGCAGGAACCAGTAGCCCGTTCCCACCGCTGACGTGGTGTATGACACACCTGTTGTGATTTTTTCCATCTGGTACATACCCCGCCTCCCGCAATCCGGAAGCTCACAACATGAAAAAGGCTGCCAGTGCTCCACTGACAGCCTCGTGTAGTTACTCTGAGTGCCCAACAATTCCCTGTCAAACGTGTTGACATTAAGAATCGCTTTTGTGTAGAAAATTTACCAATATAACAATAAAACCTCACCGCAGTTGCATTTCCACCAGAAGCATGACGCATTTCTCCCTGTGCTTACTGGTGGATTTTTTTACCCCGCAAATACCGCTGACACATATTGATAATAAGAATATTTTTCATTTAAAAACACTCACTGCACCATTTCTTCGGAGTGTCCATGGCGCTCCCCCACCAGTCGCTTACGGCAACTGGCGTTTTTTAATTTCTTACCGTTATTATTGACAACAGGAAGTGTTTTCATTAAAAAGAAGGCTCTGCACGAAAGAATCTTGCTTTTGTATTTCCATGGGTATTAGCACCGCCAGCGTCTATTCCTGTCGCTGGCGGCTTTTTTTATCATACCGCAGTGTCTGTGCTGTTCACTTCCA